ACATTAAGGTATGTGAATAGAGAAAGATATTTAAAACTAATAATTTATGATTTATTTACTTTCAGAGAAAAATTTTCATTTTTAATTTATGAATTATTTAATAGACAAATTAAGATATATGTTGATAAGAAGGTATGTAGTAATAATAGAGTAAAAGTAATAAAACCCTAAAGAATTTAAAAACACTGAAGTTAGTTTTAAAAACTAAGTGCGGGATTAAAATATTTGATATCTTTAAGGAAATGTTAGTTGGATTGATGAAAAGAGTATAAATTAATATGTTCTGTTGTTAATGAATTTGATACTAATGTTCATGTTAAAAACTTTGAAAAATATACGAAATGCATTTACGCATAGGAGCAATCCTGGAATTGATTGTTCACCATTAAGAAGTTATGAGTATGATGAAGTTGATCAGGAAACTAAGCAGATGCTTTCATATTTTGATAAAACGTATAGGAATTAAAAACTCAAAGAAATCAAGATATATAGTTAAGTCAAGTAAACCACTTGAGAAAGAAGAAAAATTTGGGGAAATTATACATGATGTCTTAGAAGTATGGAAATTATTTATGAATAGCTTAAAGGAATTACTTGATAATGTATCTATATTAAAAAGTGAGGTAGACAAATTTTACTAGTATGAAAGAGAGGAAAATAAATTATGGCATTAATTGAAAAATATAAATTAATACAAGCATTTGAACCTAAAACAACAAATGCTGCAATAACAAGTAATTATGTAACTTTAAAGAATGCTATTACAGCAACAGTTGTTGTAAATTTAGCTCAAACTGTGGGACATACAACTCAAGTATCTTTATATCAGGCACAGGATATAGAAGGAACTGCTGAAAAGCCTTTAGCAAATGATGTTCCTATACTTGCAAATGAAGATGTTGGGGCAAGTGATACATTAGTAAGGCAAGCAGATGGAGTAAGTTATACTGTAGTAAATACAGCAAAGAATAAGCAGGTAATATTTCACATTGATCCAGCTAAACTTGATATAAATAATGGTTTTACTTGTTTAAATGTGAGACTTGGAGCTAGTTCACAGGCTACAAATTTTGCAAGTGGTGAATTTATATTGGAAAACAATATGCTGGGGATGAAAAAAACTTAGATATTAGTTAATTGAATTTGGGGAGCTGTTTAGGCTCTTTTGTTTTTGGGGTGATTTTATGGCATTAAAAACTTATAACACCACCAGCAGTTGAACCTATAACTTTGGAGGAAGCAAAACAGCATTTAAGAGTAACCGGAAGTGATGATGATATTATTTTACTCAGCATGATCAAGCAGGCTAGAGAATTTTGCGAGGACTTTCAAAATAGAAAGTATATTACTCAAACTTTAGAAATGGTGCGGGATTATTTCCCGGAGGATAATTGTATTTCATTTAAAAACCTGTTCACCAGTTCAAAGTGTAGAAAGTGTAAAATACTATGATGCAGGTGGACAGGAGTATATATTTGATTCAAGTAATTATATTGTTGATACAGATAGTTTTGTTAATAGAATTGTACTTGGATACTGTAAATTATGGCCAACAATAGCATTACAAACTGTTAATGCTGTAAGGATTAGAGTTTATAGCTGGTTTTGGAGATAAAGAAGCAGATATTCCAGAAACAGTTAAATGGGCAATGATTCTTCATATGAGGCTTCTCTATGATGATTATAAGCCTGATGAAAGAACTAAAATTGAAGAAGCAAGAAATTCATTATTAAGTTTGAATAGAGTGATACCAGTATGAGAACGGAAGAATTGAAACACAAAATAATCTTTCAAAAACTTACAGCAACTACAAATGAAAATGGATTTGAAGTTGAGGTATGGGAGGATTATTCAACTGTTTGGGCAGAGGTATCAAATTTGATGGGAAGAGAATATTTTGCAGCTGCAGCTGGGCAGGCAGAGAAAACTGTTAAATTTACTATAAGGTATTTGCAGGGTATAACAGATGATATGAGGATATTATTTGAAGATAAACAGTACAATATAACTTTCATAGATAACATTAAATATAGAAACAAATATATAGAAATAAAAGCTTTGGAGGTTGAGAATAGTGGCTAATATAGAGCTTACGGGTGTTGATGAAATATTAAACAAACTTCAACAGATAGGTGCAAATGTAGGAAGACTTGAAAATAAAGCACTAAAAAATGCAGCAGAACCTGTACTTGAAGATGCAAAGGCAAATGTTCCTGTGAGGACTGGGAAACTTAAAAAAGGTCTTAAGATAACCAATGTAAAAAGAAAGAGGGAATTAAATACATCCTTGTGGGTGTAGATAAGGGAGACAATTCAGAAATATTTTATGGAAAATTTATTGAGTTTGGAACCAGTAAAAGAGCTGCACATCCTTTCCTGCAACCTGCTTATGAAAAAAATATAGATGATATAAAAGGAATTATAGCTGAAACTCTAAAGGAAGGATTAAAGTGATAAACAAATTAGTAGTAGAAGCTTTAAAACCTCTTAATGTACCTGTTTCATTTCAAAAATATAAAGGGAAAGAAAATACCTATATAACCTTTTTTAATTATTTAGAACAGGGTGAGCAGTATGCTGATAATGAAGAAAAAGCTACGGGATATTATATTCAAATAGATGTATGGAGCAAAAACGATTATACAGAGCTTGTAGAAAAAGTAAAAACTAATATGAAGGCCGCAGGGTTTATGAGAACTTCTGCGGCTGATTTATTTGAGGATGATATTAAAGTATATCATAAGGCAATAAGATTTTTTATTCAGATGGAAGGAGAAATATAAATAATGTCAGAAATAGTAAACAGTGCTCCTATAGGAGTAGAAAATTTAGTTTATGCTGTTTTAACAGATGAAATTACTTCAGTTTATGGTACGCCGGCTTTAATTTCACCAGCAATAAATGTAAAAATAAGTCCAAAGAGCAATTCGGATACGCTGTATGCTGATAATAAAGCTGTAGAAACAGCTACATCATTAGGTGAAATAGATGTTGAAATTGAAACACAGGATTTACCACTTGAAGTACAGGCGGCACTTCTTGGACATACGATTGATTCAACAACTAAAGTTATGTGTTCTGATGTTCAAGATTCAGCACCATATGTTGCTGTAGGCTTTAAAATTAAAAACGCTAATGCCAAGTATAGATATGTATGGCTTCTTAAAGGCAAATTTAGTGAACCTGAAGAAGAACATTCATCACAGGAAGACAAAACAAAATTTCAGACACCTAAAATTAAAGGTACATTTGTTACAAGAACAGATGGTAAGTGGAAATATACAGCTGACGAAGATAGTGGATTTACAGGTGGAGCCGCATGGTTTGCTAGTGTGTATAAATCAATGATTATACCAGCAGCACCAACTAACCCAGTACAGGATGATACAGCTAATACTTTTGGATGGACTAATGTTAGTGGATATGATAATGCATCAGATTATGAGTACAGTACAGATGGAGGAGCAACATGGTCAGCGGTAACAGAAAATCCACAAAATGTTGGAAATAGTGCTTATGATTTAGGAAAAATACAGGTAAGGGTAAAGGCAGATGCGGAAGCTGGCAGATCACCGGGATTAGTATTAAGTTCAACTTTAGCATATACTGCAGGTTAATTTATCCGATAAGTAAGATTCATTGATAGGGGGGTAAAGTCTATGGAGATAGCATTGAACAATAAGACTTATGTAATGCCTAAAGTTAAAACAAGAATGCTTAGAAAGGCTATTGAAATTAACGAAAATATAGATTTTAGCAATATGAAGACAAAAGATTTAGATGGACTTGTGGATTTTATAGTGGAGCTATATGGTAATAAATTTACCAGAGATGAGTTTTTATGACGGACTGGATGCAGATAAACTGATAGAAACTCTTAACAGCAGCATAAACGGAATAGTGGGAAACCTAGGAAATAAATTAAATGAATTCCCAAACAAGTAGGCGGAGAAGCAGATGAAAAGCTTTCTCCGCTTGATTTTATAAAGGAGATCTATTCTAAGCTTTTAGAGCAGGAATGGACACTAAATGATGTTGATGAAATGGATATATTTTTTACTTTGATATCTTAATTTACAGGGCAAATAAGAAATATAAGCAAAACTTAGATGCCATTTTAAATATATTGTAAAGAAGGTGAGAGAGTGGCTGAAGAACTGGGAAGTCTGGCTGTGAAGATAGGACTGGATTCAAGCGGGTTTCAAAATGGCATAAGCAGTATCAACAGAAATCTAAGAGTGCTTGACAGTGAATTTAAGGCAAACACTGCGGCACTTGGAGAAAATGGGAAAGGTCTTGAGGGACTTAAGCTGAAATCAGAAAGTCTATCCAAGCAATTGGAGCTTCAAAAGCAAAAAGTAAGCACTCTTGAAAATGTCTATACCAAAAGTGCTGAAACTAAAGGTAAAGACAGCAAAGCCACCCAAGACCTTGAGATAAAATTAAATAAGGCAAGACAAACCCTGTCACAGATGGAAAATGAACTTTCGAAGACCAATAAACAAATAGAGACCCAGAGCAGCAGGTGGACTTCCTTAAGTAAAAGTTTTGAAAATATAGGGAGTAAAATGAAATCCATAGGTGACGGACTGGCAGGTGCAGGATCTAAACTTTCACTTGCAGTAACCGCCCCCATTGCCGCCGCAGGAGCTGCAAGTGTAAGGCTTGCCTCAGACACAGCGGAGAGCATGAACAAAGTGGAGGTTGCATTTGGAAACGTCAGTCAAAAGGTAAAAGACTGGTCGGATACCACTTTAAAAAGCTACGGCGTAGCAAAGGGGACAGCACTTGATATGTCTGCCCTCTACGGAGATATGGCAACAAGCATGGGATTAAGCCAGGAAGAAGCCGCAAAAACTGTCCATGTCTCTTGTTGGACTTGCAGGTGATCTGTCCAGTTTTAAAAATATAGATATAAAACAGGCTGAAGAAGCTTTAAACGGTATATTTACTGGTGAAACAGAGAGTCTGAAAATGCTTGGTATAGTTATGACAGATACGAATCTGCAGCAGTATGCCTATTCAAAAGGCATACAGAAAAAACACAGGATATGACTGAAGCGGAAAAGGTACAGCTTAGATATAACTATGTCATGGATAAGACAAAAAATTCACATGGAGATTTTGAACGTACCAGTGCAGGTACTGCCAACCAGATGAGAGTATTTCAGGAGAGTTTAAAAGAACTGGGTGCTACAATGGGACAGAATATACTCCCTATAATAACTCCTATAATTGCCAGGTTAAATGAATGGATACAGGCATTTGGAAAACTGGATCAGGGTTCTCAGAGAATAATACTTGTCATAGGGGCAGTGATTGCTGCAATAGGTCCGGCTCTGGTTGGAATAGGAAGTGTGGTAAGAGCTGTAGGGGATATATCTACAGCCATTTCTAAGGTATCAGTTGCCGCAGGCAATTTGAGCGGTATGTCTAAAATACTTGGAATGGTATTTAACCCCTGGGTTATCGGCATAGGACTTGCCATACTTGCAGGTTATGAAATTTATAAGCACTGGGATACCATTAAGCAGGGGGCAAATGATTTATGGCTTAAACTTACAACTATTTTTCAAGGAATCAAAACATCTATTACTAATGCCTGGGAAAATGTAAAAACTGCAACACTAACTGCCTGGGAAAACTTAAAAAGTACTATAAGCAGTGGCCTTAATAGTATAAAGAGCTTTCTAGAGCCAGCTTTAAATTTTTATAAGACCATATTTAAAAACTGCCTGGGACATTATAAAAATGTTGTTTCAGGAGCAGTTCTTATAATCCTTGATATAGTTACCGGAAACTTTACAAAGCTGAAATCTGATACGGAGCATATATGGACAAATATAAAAACGGCTTTAACAAATATATGGGAAACCATAAAAAATACAGCTGTAAATGCCTGGACTAAATTAAAGGAAACTGTAATAAATCTTTGTAGTAACATAAAAGAAACAGCACTTAACATATGGAATTCTATTTTAACTTGGTTTTCAGAACTTCCGGGCAAGCTTTATAATTATGGATCAAGTATGTTCACAAGAATGAAGGATGGAGTAAATAGTACTATAGGAAGTGTAAGAAGTTCCATAGAAAGTGGTATTAATAATGCATTAAATTATCTGGCAAGTTTGCCGGGCAGGGCATGGAGCTATGGAGCAGACTTTGTAAATGGAATTGTAAATGGTATAAGATCTGCTGTAGGCAGAGTTGAAGATGCAGTAAGTGCATTAGCTGCCAAAATAAGAAGCTATCTTCACTTTTCAGTTCCGGACGAAGGCCCTCTTACTGACTACGAAAGCTGGATGCCGGACTTTATGGAAGGTCTTGCTGAAGGGATAAATGAAAGCAGATATCTTGTCTCTGATGCTGTAAGCAGACTGTCGCTTGACATGAAGGTAAGTACCGGGGTGTCAGAAATACCGATATCCCGTAATTATAACAGTAACTCAGAAGAAAACAGGAATATGGGCAGCAGAAACGGACTTACACTGCACATAGAAAACTTTAATAATTATACTGAAAAACGATATAGAGCAGCTTGCATATGAATTAGAGTTTTACAGAAGGAAAATTTCTATGGGAAAGGGAGGAATTTAGAATGCTTAGCTTTAATTTTGGCGGTAGAAACAGTTACGATGATTTTGGAATTTTAATAGCAAAAAGACCAGACCTCCCTTCTCCTAAACGCAGAGTAAATATAATAAATATTCCCGGAAGAAATTCTAATTTAAGGTTTGATGAAAAACCTATGATGATATAACACTAACGGTTGAGTGTTCAGTAAAGGATACGCAGAATCTTGCAGATAAAATTGATGATATAGCAGTTTGGCTTTTTGAAGCAGGTGAAGGTGATTTGACATTCAGTTTTCAACCAGATAAAAAATATATTGCTCAAGTGGTAAATGCTATTGATTTTAAACAGGTTTATAAATATTTTAGCGAGTTTCCAATAATATTTAACTGCAGGCCTTTTAAATATGCAGTGGAAAACAATATAGTAATCATAAATACTTCATGTGCAAAAGTAACTAATCCGGGAACTATTGAAAGTGAGCCTGTAATAAGTATTTATGGTTCTGGTGATATAGTTTTTAAAATAAATGGACAGCAGATAAGTCTTAAAGGTGTATCTGAAAAAATCATAGTGGATTCAGTTATACAGGACTGCTATGATAATGCCGGAAATAACCTGAACGGAAAGATGACAGGGGAGTTTCCAAAACTGAAACCCGGGGAAAATATAATGGAATGGAGCGGGGATGTTGTTAAAGCTGAACTTCTGCCAAACTGGCGGTGGCTGTAATGATATGTGTTTATGATAAAAAGACTGCCAAAGGGAACTTTGATAATAATGGCCTTGGAATCTTAAGTGAAGCCATAAGCTGTTATATTACTGAAGAACTAAATGGAGATTATTCCTTAGAGCTAGAGTATCCTTCTAATTCTAAAAAACTCAAAGTATCTGGTTGAATGGAATATTATCAGGGCAAAGGATCAGCTCTTTAGAATATATAAGGTAGAGAAAAGCAGTGATAGCAAAAATGTAATTAAGGTATGGGCAAAGCATATATTCTATGACCTCTCTTATTATTTTATAGAAAATATGAAAGCCGAAAACTGCAGTGTAAAAACAGCTTTGGAAAAATCTTTAGTAGGAGATTTGATAACCATATATTCTGCAGACAGCGATATTATAATTTCAAACTCCATAAGCGTTACGGAGAAAAATCCTGTGGAAGCCATATTTTCAATAATTGATATATGGGGATGCGGAGAACTTAAAAGAGACAATTTTGATATCAAGATATTAAAAACTATAGGTAGTGATGCAGGAGTTCTCATTGCCCAGGGTAAGAATATAACAGGATTGAAGTTTAATATAGATACAACAAGTGTTGTGACGAAACTCTATCCCTTAGGTAAAATGGTGTAAAGCTTACTGAAAAATATATAAGCGTGCCTAACTGGAACAGTGACGATTATCCGCCTTTTCCCATAATAAAAAAGGTGGAATTCAAGGATGCAGAAGATGAGGTCACATTAAGGCTGCTGGCACAGGAGGCGGCAGAGGTAATAGGTTTAAGCAGGGTTAACATTGATGTGGATTTTGTTGAACTCAGCAGGACAAAGGAGTATGAAAATTATAAACATCTCCAGACAGTAAGCATAGGAGATCTGGTTATAGTAAGGCACAAAGATTTTGGTATTGATGTGAAAGTACCTGTAATTAAAACTAAAGAAGGATGTCTTAACAGGTGTAAATGCTGAAGTTGAACTGGGACAGCCCAAGGACAGCATATTTAACAAGCTTGATACGGCAAATATTAAAACAACCCTGGATGAACTGGGAAATAAGGTGGCCGCATCTTTCAGCTCAATGCTTTATTATGCCAATCCTGTGCCGCTGACTGTAGGTACGTCGCCTGTCGAGCCGGTTTATCTTGGGATAACGGCAGTGGCGGATACAAATCTGTCAATGAATTTCAGCATGTACTGCACAGCAGAAAGTTCATGCACAATAACAATTCAGATTCAGCTGGACAATGAGGATATTGTATTTACACCCAGGCAGAAATTGCAGCAGGGGGATAATGTTATAGGTATGCCTCTTGGAATACCTCAGGTTCAGCAGGGAGCACATTATATAGCGGTGTTTTTAAAGGTGGATACAAGTACAGTAAATATACCAATGTTCAATCTTCAGTGTATGATTGACGGAAGAAATCTCCAGGGTGGATTAAGTGCCCAACACCCGCATGCAGAATGTCTTGAGAGTCAGAAACTTGTGAATATAAACAGCTTGTATTTAAGCAAAAGTAAAAAGTAAATGTATAAAAACAGAAATGCAAATACCTGTTATTTCTACATTGAGTGTTTACAAAACAGCAGATATATCAGCAATTACTAGTGGAAAGCAGATGAGTACAAATCATGACATTTCAATTAAAAAGTATGGGGATATTCTGTATTTTACCCAACAGTACAAGTACAGATATTCAATAGATGAAAATGTATTAATACTGGATAGTGATGGACTTTATTTCAGAACAGTTTATGAAGAAGTGGCAGCTGATGAAACAATAGACTCAGGTAAAATGTACAGCTTTGAACTTCTGGACAGCGGTAATTTTAAAGGAATTGAAAAACTGGAGGTGAAATAATTGGGCATATACACTGCAGCTGTGATTTCTCCAAAGGGAAACAGCGGCATGACTTTGTTGAGTTCTCATAATGATGACAGCACAGTTAGTTTCCCGGACATTGGTTTCGATTTTTTCTATAATGGAACAAACTGCAGAACTGCAATCAGCATAAGCGGAAATTCCTGGGTTGGTTTCACCGGTGCAGCTGAACAGCTTAAAATAAACAGGAGAGATGCCGGGGCAGATAATATCTACTATGCAAAAGAAACAGTGAACGGCAGACCAACATTCAGAATCAGGTGGGAAGGACATCAGAGCTACAGCAGCTGGGGCATTCTTGATCTTGTGTGGGAACTTATACTGTTTGATGACAGTGCCATGGTGCTTGTCATTGATAAAATACCTAATACAGGTACTAACTCCTTTGCAAATCCTGTGCTTGGGACTACTGCTTTAACTCTTGAAAACAGTAAATCCTATGCTTTTATCCCCGGGCAGGAACAGGGAAAAGCATATACTGTCAAGGAAGGTTCCTATATTCAAACCGATATAAAATATCTTATAGCTGACGGAAGTGATATCAAGCACTGGGATAGTGTAAGCGAAAGCTATGTCAAAGTTTCAGAACTTCCGCTGACAGCAGAGAAATTTCAAACCTATGGCGATGATGTCTGCCGCAAAGAAAGAACAGGACTTGTATATTCATCTCCGGTCTTAAAAATATGGTCGCCTTCAGAAGAACTGCCTGCGCCAAAAATAATCCAGACAATTGTTCCTAAACCTGTAATAGTAAGAATGCTGGAGGATATTTCATTTAGTGAAGCCTATATACAGGATATCACAAATGTTGTATTGACTGTTGACAGCACGGGCAGTGGAATTATAGCTTTTATAGTGAGTACAGACAGTGGAGTTTCGTGGAAAGTATGGGACGGAAGTTCGTGGATACTGGTGGATATAACAAATATGCAGGATGTAAAATCAAAAGGAATGTCTGCTGCAGTTCTTCAGGGAATTAGTGAAGCACAGTGGACATCTCTTGGACTTTCAGATAAGAGGATAAGATTTGCCTGGTATATGGAAGTTAGTTCAAGTACGGATAGTTTTAAAATTAAAAGAATTGAGGATTAATTATAGTCTTCTGTAGTAGAAGACATATAGCGCCTACTATGATGAATGTAAAGAATGGCTAATGTAATATTAGAAAGTCAAAATATTTACTTTTTATTGAATATAATGATGTGAAAATATGATAAAATGTTAATAATGGTTATGCTAAGGACATAAAAAATAGACTTAATTGCATGGATCGTGTAAAGATGTAAACGCAATTATTTACACTAAATCGAACATATGTTACTATAAATAATAGAATAACTGATGTAGTTTATTTTTCTAAAAATCTAAATTTCATGAAAAGGGATATATTCAAATTAAAATTATTAAATTTAAACATAATAGAACAAAAGAACAAATTAGGTGGTTTATTGTTGTGTTACATGAAATGAAATTAAGATCCGAAGAGTTTAGTAGCGTAAAATATAATAATAAGATAATGGAAGTTCGGCTTAATGATGAGAAAAGAAGAAAAATTAATGTGGGAGATAAAATAATATTTTATAGGCTTCCAGAACTAACTGAGTCAGTCTTGGTAAAGGTTAAAAGAATATATAAATTTTTAACTTTCAAAGAATTATATGATAGGTTTCCTTCTTCATATTTTGGATATGGTAATTTAGATATATATCAAATATTAAATAAAATCTATAGTATATATTCACCAAGACAGGAAAAACGAAAAGGGGGTATTGCAATAATGTTTCAAGTCGAAAAATATAAATAATATGTTAAAATAGTATTATTTATGATAATGGGGGTAAGAAGATATGGACGTTATTGAGAGAAAAACGTTTAGTGAAATTAATTTAGAAGATGATTTCTTTAATAGTTTGAAGGTATGATTATCCTGG